ACCAATCATAGCAAGATACAATTGTTTTGGTTCTAAAGTTTGAGTTAATGGTTGTATTTCTGATAACAATTCAATCCAATCTGGGTTCATAGAAAGAAATCTATGTACCATAAAATTAGACCAGGTCTTTTTATCAGCATCTTCTAAGGTATCCCAGTACTTTGGATTTTGTTCTTGAGTTATTGCCTTTATATGGTCAAAAAGTGTTTTTGGTTTAGTTTCACTCATTACAATCACATTTTGGTTTCTGACCACATGCACATGTTGTGGTATCATCCATAACTGGTATTTCTTCCATATTTAACTTAACAAATTCTTGATATAGTTCATACGATTCTTTATGCATATTACATGCCTCTTTTCTACTCTCATCAATATGTACCGAATATACATCAATTACTTGGGCATTTAAACGACCATCAGTAATATCAGTATATTCTCTGTGTACTATTTGATAATCATCAAATTCTTCAGGTATAGCATTTAAAAATGATTTATAATCTTTTATAGTCATGTTCTTATTGTTTTTTCTGTAATTCCTTTGGTAGTAATTCTTGATTAATCTCTCCACAATCTCCACATAAATAGAGTTCTACTGGTATGATTGCATCTTGAGGTGTTCCTGTCACCAACTTAGAAATCTTTAAGAATTTGGTTCCTGGTATAAATACAGTACCTCCACATTCTTGACAAGTCATTTCAGTTGCTTTGGATAAATCGATTTTTGGTTGTTGTGGTTTAATTTCTGCCATTTTTATTTTTGTTTAGTTTATACAAAGATACAAAATTATAGTTTAGTATCCAAAAGTTTTACAATATTTTTTACAGTTTTATTACCAACTTTAACTTTGTGGTAAGGAATATTGTATTTTATTAAAGTATTCTCAATTTCTCTATCTAAATTTTTAGATTCTTCTAAACTTTGGTATCGTTCTTTATCATTATGAACCCCATCATCACTACGTTCCAATAAAATGTTAATTGAATCGTACTGATTATGAATATCTATGACTAACTTATCAAAGTGTTCTGAATTATATAAAGTAGATGGGTAAGTAGTTCCTTGATACACACTACGATACACGAGAGAAAGAATTATGGGTGAATCCAATACAATGTAATCAACTTTACCAAAACTCTTTACAATCCCTCTATGTTGATTTGCAAGTACATACAATTGGTCTTGAATAGCCGAATGATTTTCATCCCAAGCCAATGCTTTAGGAAACTCATAAGGATTATCACAATTGATATGTTTCTTTTTTAGTTTGTAAGTTAGACCAGATGCGATTGATGATTTACCAATACCAGGTCCTCCAAATAAATTGATTATCTTACTCATGTAACTTTGTTATAAAAAAAGAGGGAGGTGTTATCCTCCCCCTTATTATATTAAATATAAATTGGATTAAAATCTGTACTTCAATGAAGCATTCCAAGTTCTTCCAAAACCAAACCATACAGAGTTATTAACATCTACACCATTCCAAGTTTGAGAACCTGCAGTAGCGTGAATGTTAGTTTCTGATTCTGCGATGTATGTAGTATCAAGAACGTTGTTTACGTTTACTCTTAATGAAGTATTGTTACCAAATAATTTGAAGTTGGTAGTTACCCCAGCATCTACTAATCCGAAAGATGGAAGTTTTACTGCTCCAGCGTTATCTGGTGTTTTGAATACATCATCAACGATGTTGTAATCTGCGTATAATTCATCTACGAATCTGTAAGATACATCAAAGTTAGTTCCACCAATTCTATAATCTGCAGATAAGTTTGCTGTTAATTGTGCAGCATCACCTACTTTAGCATCTTTTAGATAAAGTGTACCTTCACCAACTACATTTTGATTTGCATCAAATAATGTTGATGTGAAATCCTTAGTGTATCTCCAATCACCAACTGATAACATACCTCTAAACTTCAAATTAGAAGTTGGGCGGTAAGTTCCTTCGAATTCAATACCATTGTGTTGTACATCAATGTTTCTGAATTGTGCAGTACCTTGGTCACCTTGTGCTCCGAATAATGAAGTAGTGATAAATCTATTACCCCATGAAGTAGCATATGCATTTACATTGAAAGATACTTTCTTACCAACAAAACCATATCCCAATTCTACTGAAGTGATTTCTTCGTTTTGAATATCATCATTGATAACATTTGCATAGTTAGGGAATACTGCTCCAAATTGTGGTTGACGAGAAATCTTACCAACATTAAAGAATACGTTTGATACTTCATTAAGGTTGTAGTTAGCACCACCTTTGATGTATCCACCACCTTGGTTTTGAGTATCTGAAATTGGTAAAGATGGTTGATCAAAGAAATCTTCTCTTTGGAATGATTGATTTGATAATCCAACTTGTAGGACTGCAGTTAATTTATCATCATCTGCGTATTCAACTAAACCATTTACTCCTTGCCATCCTACGATACCATTGTTATAGTAATCGATTTTTGGACCGCGGATACCAGTATCAGAGAATGGAGATGCTTCAACTAAAGTGTTGATGATTTGACCAGCAGAGTTTTTGTTACCAGTTGAGTAGTAACCATCAAGACCCATTAGGTTGTTCAATACACGATAGTGATATCCTTTGTATTGTCTTAAATCAACTCCAATAGAAGTTCTGAATTTACCAAACTGACCTTCTAAGTTAGAGATTGCTCCAACCCAGTCATGAGAGTTCATCGATGCTCTTCTTACAAGAACTTCACGTGATACTCCATCATCTCTAAATCCATTAGAACCAATTAATTGTCCACTATGTCCACTAATAGCACCTGTGTAAGGTTGTGCAGATGATTGGTTGTGAGTAATTGCTGCATCAAAGTTAATGAAACCATTTGCATCACGAGTTCCTCTACCACCTTCGGTATAGTGTTCAGTTAAATCTTTGTTGAATGGGAAATAATCAATAGTAGAATTTCTAAAGTTTCCTCCTCTTGGGCCAGTTCCCCCACCTCTACCTGCTGATGCATATAAAGATGTGTTTAACTTTAAGTTATCTGAAATTTGGTAATCCCAGTTTAAAGTTGCTAATGGTTTGTTGTAGAAGTTTCGTCTCATGTTGAATTCTTCACCATTTAAGAAACCTGCATCGGATGACCATCTTCTATCGATACCTTCTTCACCGAAGTTTTGGTAATCTCTAATAGATACCCACGAAGTTCTTTGGTGGTGCCATTGTGCTGCTCCTAATACAGTTAAGTTAACTGCGTGTTTAGAATCTTCAGGTGCATAACCAATTGCTGCAAAGTAAGTAGTTCCTTCACCTTGAGTTCCGTACACATAACCATCTCCACTCCATTTAGAAAGTAAGAATGAGTAAGCCCATCCATTTTCGTTTTTACCACTATTGTAAGTAACAGCAGTTTTTCGGTAACCATCATTACCAATTGTTTGTGCAACTGAACCACCTTGGGTTTTTTGAGCTGCCTTGGTAAAAATAGAAACAGTTCCACCAACTGAAGGAACTGCTAATCGTGATGCACCCAATCCTCTTTGGATTTGGATACCACTTGCAACATCTGTCAATCCTTGCCAGTTAGACCAATACACCCAACCGTTTTCCATATCATTGACAGGTTGTCCGTTGATAAGGAATGAAGTGTTTCTTTGGTCAAAACCTCTAAGTGAGATACGAGAATCCCCATATCCACCACCTTGTTTGGTAGCATAGACACCAGGTGTTGAGTTCATAACTTCTGGGAATTCTAAGTTACCTACTTTCAATGCAATTTCACTTGCGGTGATTGTAGATACGGCAACGGGAGTTTCCCTTACCTTAGCAACATCAATTACACCAGATGTAAGGATAACCTCATCTAATGTTTCTGCCGATAGTACCAATTGTACCAAAATTCCTTCTTTTGCAGTAACTTCTTGTGTCAAGTATCCAAGATACGAGATTACAAGTGTGTTTCCTGCCGTTGCTGAATCAATAGTAAAGTTTCCATCAAAATCAGTTACAACTCCATCGTTCGTACCTTTGACGACAATGGTTGCACCTGGTAATGGGTCTTTACTATCAACATCAACCACTTTCCCACTAATCTGTGCGAAAGTCATAAATGATGATAACATCATTAAACCAACTAATAATAGTTTTTTCATAATTTTAATTTAAAATTAATTAATATAACTTAGGGTATCCCTTGTCACAGATATTCCCTCTTTAATTTACTATCCGATAATACCGATTATTTCGTGTTCTCTAAATAGTAAATACTCTTCACCTTCCAATTTAAGTTTATCTGAAGATTCATCTTTTTTGTAAAGAATAGTATCTCCAACTTTAACTGTCATTGGAATGGGTTGACCTGATTGTGAAAATACTCCACCACCAACGGCAACAACTTTACCTTGAACTTTCGCTCCTCGTTGTACCGAATCAGTTAGTATTAAACCAGTCTTTGATTTCTTTTCGATAGTTTCGGATTTTACCAAAACTCTATCACCTAATGGTTGAAATTTAATTTCCATTGTTTTCTAATTTATCGTTTGTTGTTGTTTGTGTAAATTGTATATTGGGATTACCCACTATGGTTGAGGTATATAAGTTTGAATTCATATACTCTTTTAATGAAATTATCATAATGCAACTATTTGAATGATACAACTCATAAAGGTTATTTCTTTATCTACCACCAAAGCATCTTTACTTTGTGATTCTGAAAGGATTAAGATTATATTAGAGGTATTACTACCACCATACTCATCCACCTTTTCGTAAAGATAACTATACATCTCCGAAAAATCTTGAACTCTAGCATCTGCAATAGCCTGTCTAAT